CCCAGGTCAAGTATCTCGTAGGTATCATGGGCGGCACAGGTATAGTATTCAACTTGCGCGGTTGTAGGGGTATGCGTTCTATCTCCGTAACTCCACCCTAGTCCAAACCCCATGTGGTCGAAGTCGAGAACATCCCTGCAAACAACCTTTGCCCTGATTAGAACCCTAAACTGGCCTAACGGTAATGTAGCTATTGTATAATTTAATCTTGATACTTCCGTGTTGATTGCCACATTACCACCTTGAGGCTCGCACCTTACTATTATCCCTTCCTCTCCGGAACCTTCCTCTATAAGTGTTGTGTATTCACCCACTTCGTGAGCGCCTCCAACTATATTAGTGAAGGTGGCATAATCTTCTCCCTCGAACCATAAGTCATCCGTCTGTCTTGCCCCGGTCCGTTTAGCAATCCAGACTTTCTTAGTACCGGCTGCAGCGGCTTGTGTTAGTTTCTGATATAGTTTAGCTGGCCTATCGCCATGAGCTTCCAGGGTTGTTATGTCCTGCCAGTTCTCCTGCCCAGTCTCAGCTATATAAACGGCGAAAACAAAGTCTTGCGTTGCGTCAATATTCCATGCACCGGCCTCTCCACCGGCTGACCAAACCCTTGTACCTGCGAAGGGAGGAGCTGTCTGATCACTTCTCATAGAAAGGTTATCAGCAGCAGCCACCCCATCGGCATGAAGAACAAGAGCATACATCGTAGCTGGGGCAAGGACAACCGGGGCAGCAAACGTGACTGTAATCCAATCATGCTCATCAAATAAACCACCCTGCTCTGCGGCGATATAATCTCCGGGGATTGACCCTGTTGCTATAGCTGCAAGGCCATCTGGAACACCGGCTGCCGTATTGTATAGCGCGATAGTGATATTACCAGGGGTATCGAGTTCATTCCTTAAACACTTGAACGCCCCTTTAGTGGCGGTAATCTCTCCGACTGTGGTAAAGGTCTGCCCCTCCCACTCGTTTATATTAGCTATCGTAACTCTTGCATCATCACCTGTTAGTAAACTAATCTCAGTCTTGAATACGCTCTGTGAGTTCTCTAATGTCGCAGCGGCTATGATCTGATTAGCATATCTCCCCAGAGGCACACACTCTAACCTTAACTGTGCATCTAAGATAAGAAACGAACCGCTTAGGACAGCACTCAGATAATTCCCGGGCATGATTAAATCACCACGGAGAACGTCAAAGTAGGTGGACTGACCGGCCACATCGCCCCATTGGTATTCAAGGTAAACCTGTAAACCCCAGCCTAGTTTAATCCTGTATTCGGCATCGTTTAATAACCTCTGAATGGTGCGGATGTTTGTTTTAAGGTCGGTTAAATCAGCCCCCTTGATCTTAATGGTTAATGTTATATCCCTATTCTCATAACAGGAGGAAGCGAGTCTATCCCCATCCTTAAACGGATTACCGACATAGGAAGTCCTGGCTCTCGGAGGAGGCATGTTTAATCCCCCTTGCCTGACTATACTATCCCCCATATAGAGATTAACAGTTGTTACCCCATCCGATAGATTTATTCTATAATCAGCCATTATCCGCCTACCTCTTGCCGACTGGCTAAATCAGCTCCCATATATTGAGAGGCTACCCTTCCAACAACTTCCCCATCTATGGTCACTTCAATAGTCGGAATCACACTTGGCCCTTGCAAAGTGTTATATCCTTCAGGCCCCCAAATTTCCTCTGGACTGTAGCCCTCACCCTTAAAGTATCCCCCCGCCATTTCGTAGTATCTGTTTGCCTGGCCTGCTATCATCTTCTCATACTCGGCCATTATGTTTCCCGGCATCCTACCAGCTCCAGCCCTTATCCCTCTTGTCCATGTTGCAGCGAAACCACCTCCATCACCTACTGCCGTTTTTTGCTTTTCTAATAAATCAAGGTACGCTGCTAATTCCCTATTGTATTTTGCCTGGGCAGCGGCATTCGCATCTATGGCATCTCCCTGTTCCCCTAAAGCATCTGTGTTTGTATTTATTTCTTTTGTTAATTCCTGTATGCCAAGCACAACACCTCCCGTAATAAAAGCAAGAGAAAGACCTGCTATAGCAATTCCCCAAGGGCCGGTTGCCGCTATAGCAGCAAGGGTCGCCACAACAAACTTCCACATGGCGATGACAGTTGCAATAATAGCAGGTATCATCTTAATCATCATAAAGGTAGCAAGAAGGGTTAATCCTCCCAACAAACCTGTGATACCGATAGCTGCAGTTACCTTAACAATAGTCTCAGTTAGTTTGGGGTTTTCCTCTGTCCACTTGATTACATTCTGTACCACAGGTATTATGTTGTCTTCCAGTAAAGAAGTTAATGTTGGGGCTAGAGCTCCCGCTATTGCGTTCTTAACACCATTAATGCCGCCTTCCAGAGTGGTAAGTCTATCCATGAGCTTGGCGGCAGCGTCAGCCGCTTCCTGGTCAAAGATAATTCCTAGAGTATGTGCTTCTTTACGGAGTGCCTCCATACCCTCAGCCCCTTCAGCCAGCAACGGGAATAACTGTGTCCCCGTTCTACCAAACAGATTTAAGGCCAGGGCTGATTGTGTAACCTCGTTATCCACCTCTGACAGTGCACTGGCTACTGCCCAAAAAGCATCTTCGGATTTCATATCCTTTAAGGCAGTAGCACTCAACCCCAACTTGTCGAAGTCACGGATATAAGTTTCGAGGCCGTCTGCCGCATCAACAATAGACTTGTTTAGTTTGCGTGTACCCTTCTCAAAGGCGTTAAGGTCTGTGCCTGATATTTTAGCAGCATAACTTAATTCAGATAATGATTCAGTCCCCCATTTGGTTCTCAGGGACATCTTCTGAACTTCATCACCGGCTGTTGCCCATGCTTTGACGCTCGTGGCCATACCACCAGTAACCGCTGTGCCAAAGGCAACCATAGCAATACCGGCATTGCGTATCTGCCCAGACATATTCTGGATATTACCTGTTATCCCTTTTAATACAGGGCTGGCATTGTCTTTTCCCTTTACGACAATTTCTAATTCGCTCTTGGCCATTTACACTCCAAACGATTTCCTTAGTTCGGTAAAGGTTTTCAGGTCAACCAACTCACCTAGCTGTTCCTCAGTCATCTCAGGGTACTTATCCTTGAGCTGTAAATGAAGAAGGAAGCGGAAAGGTTTAATCTTCCCGCATCCAAATAGGTCAGTTAGAGGTGTGTCAAACTTGTCCTCAACCTCGGCCAGTATATTCATGTTGATAGGTTTGAGTTCGTACTCCTGCCCATTGGATAGAGTGATTTTATTTGGAACAGGGGTTGCTGCTAGTGAACCTCCCTTTTTCGGCATGCGTCTGCTCCTCCTTTTCTTTGTGGCGGATCCCCGAGAACTTCCCGGGCACTGTATCTTCTGGTCTTAGAACTCGCCATTGTCGCCACAATCATAGCCGAGCCCAGGTTACGGTTATAGTCCTCCATTGCCTGTTGATAGGACATTTCTTCTGTTAAAGTATTCAGAATATCAATAGGCAGACTGCGGACATATTCTAAACTCCATCCAGTCTGCCTTATGATGAATACTATTATCTCGTTATAGCTTATGTGGTTGGCCATTCTAAACCATATATTCCCTGGAAGTCATAGGCGTATTGAACTACCCCATCTACACTAGATGCAGGCTTAACATTTGTTACAACTGCCTGACCTCGCCAAGCTGCGGTAGAAGGTCCGGGCAATGCAACCTCGGCTTCCATTAACTCGATCGCAACATTCGTGCCAATCGCCAGAGGAGCCCCATCCTTGAATCCACTAAACGAACCTGACCATTCTTTCTGTACAACGGTGAAGACTTTATCCTGCCCGTCACTGAAGCCAGTAGAATCTACTACACCTGCTGCTACGTCAATGCTCCATTCCCTAATACCAACCACCTCAGTACCGGCTACTATATGGTCAAGCCAGAAATAGGTCAGGACACCCGGGTCGTTGGCCATCCGTTCAAGCCCTATAGAAATTGGCAAGTTAGCTGCCCCCCATGTCCCAAGCACTCTAGTCAAGAAGCAGAACTTCCACACATTCGCTGTGAGTATTGGTAAGCTGAATTCCACCTCTGGGTTAGCACAGTTAGCAGCATTGTCAATCAGTATCCGGTAGTCATCTATGGCGACCGTAGTTTCTGAAGATTTAGCCCAGCACCATAGCGCAGTATAAGCGGCCAAAGTACCAGGCGCTATAACCTCACTCCCTACTATACCCAAGCCGAAAATGGCGGCAATATCGAACTTAGCTGAGGCATTGCCTACCTTATAGTCAACCGTATCCGATGTGTCAGTAACATTCGCAATTACCTGCTCATCCCATGTATCCTCGCAGTTCTCTACTACAAGCGTACTGACATAAACATTACCACTGTAGCCCACTACTCTAGCCATAATAACACCTCCAAAGTGTCAAGATTTTTATGCTGTTGGTACTGCTGCTAATGCGCCGCTACCCTGGAAGTCATAGGCATACATTACAATCCCGTCTACTGAACTGGCAGGTTTAATGGAAGTAATGAATCCATCCCCTTCCCATCTCCTGGTAGCATCGGCAGCTATCTCATAGAATATAAAAGT